CAGCGTCAGAGAATGAGATAAACCCAGTCGATGAAGTTACAAGGTTTATACCTTCTACAGCGCCTTCTAGTTTTACCAAATCAGCAGTGCTGTCAGACCAGCTCTGATTAATAGCAGTGCTATAAACATGCAGTTTTGCATCAGGACTAGTCGTACCAATGCCGACGTTGCCGCCTACAGGAGCTAATGAAATATTTCTTGCAGTATTATTTGAGGCTCTACCTTGTAGATAAAGAGAAAATGGAGTTGATGAGTTCCTTCCTATTGCTAGTTGAGAAGCAGAATCTCCGACAATAGCTTGCCCACTACTGTTAAAAGTCAGGCTTGGAGTGTCACTAACCCCTCTAACATCTAACTTCGCCTGCGGACTGCTCGTCCCAATGCCGACGTTGCCGTTGCTAGCATCAATCCGCATTACTTCTGGAATACCAGATCCAGAGTGGAAGATGATGTCGCCGTTAGCAGTATCTCGTCCAGCAATATGCAAGGTATTTGTGTCTTCGACAATCTGACCACAAGTCAAACCAGTGTTTGGGCCACCTGTTCTATAACCAAGACGAAGCCTTTCCGTTGTACCTGCGGCGAGAACTTCACCCTGAAACGTAGTTGAAAGTGCACTTCCACTTACCTCTAGCAGCTGTGAAGGACTACTTGTGCCGATGCCGACGTTGCTGTCGAATACAGCTACACCAGTAACGTCCAGCGTTCCAGGGACATCAACATTGCTGGTAAATTCAACACCAGTTCCAGCAGCATCGGTTTGCAGCAGTTGACGCGCAGTACCATTTGCAAGCTTGCTAACTGCAATCTCAGCACTTGCATTGATGTCTGCGTTGACGATCGTGCCGTCAGCCAACATCGTGCTGGTAACACTTCCTGTGTCACCAGTTGTTACTACCGTTCCAGTGACATTCGGCAGCGTAATCGTGCGGTCTGCTGTTGGGTTTACAACCGTTAGCGTAGTCTCATGATCATCAGCTGCTGAACCTTCAAAGACAATATTTGCGTTATTAAAAAGTAAATCGCCGGTCATTGTGTCGCCAGTGGCATTCACAAATTCACCGACCTCACTACGCCATGCAGTGCCGTCATAGATTTTGAACACATAGCTTCCGCCTGTGCTATCAAGCCACATCTCTCCTTTTTCGTTGCCCTGCTGACCAGAAACTGTGCCTGTGCCAGTTGTTGTGCCAGTTGCCGTGAAAACAACCCCAACAGTATTGGCGCTTGCACCGACCAGCGTAAAATCGGACGTACCAACAACCAAAATTTGGTAGACGGTGCCGGTAACGAGTGCCGTTGCCGCAACACTGTCTGGCGAGGAGTTTGGTGCGTTCGCACCGATATGAACTGGGCCTACTTTTACAAGATCACCATTGCTGTCCTTAAAAAACAGACCTGGCGATGCTTCGTTGGTATTAACTGCTAACTGACCCGCCGACATCACAGACGGAATAGGCCGCTTGTTTGCGGTGCTGCTACGAAGATGCTGAAGAGCCATCCTTAATACCTATTGCTAGGCCGGAAATAACTCTTTTATTTTAGTGATCAATAGGTTCCGTCATCAAGCTGCGATGTCAACGCAACCGTTCCAGTGGAATTTGGCAGTGTGACCGTGTTGTCAGCAGTCGGATCCGCGACGGCAAGTGTAGTTTCAAACGCGTCTGGACTGGCACCTTCAAACACCAACGAAGCAGTGGTGTCAAACAACACTTGACCTGTAACCGTGCCACCGGCTTTTGGTAAAGCAAGTGCGGCCAAGTCATAAGCCGTTTTGACCCCATTTGGCGTGGCGGCTGTAGTGGTACTAGATGATGCAACACCATCAGTGAGCTGCAAAATACCGGCAGCACTTGTCGTTCCAGCATCAACTGAAATGACTGGTGTTACGGTTCCGGTTGCAACCTGAACTGGTGACGTGCCGGTAACACTGGTGACGGTGCCGACCTTGTTTTCAATCCATTCAAGACCAGTTGTTGTTGTGCTGTTGGCGCTAAGAATGTAATTATTCGTTCCAACGGCCAACTTGCTTAAAGTTGTTGTTGCACTTGCGGCGAGCAAATCGCCTTTGGCATAAGCAGCAACACCAGTACCCCCGCGAGCAACAGCCAAAGTGCCGCTTGTAATGTTGGTGGCATTGCGGCATTCGTTACTTACTTCTTCAAGAGCAGATTGAACGTTGGTGCTGCCAATATTTGCAGCAGGAACAAAGGCAACGTTGCTTGCAGTCTGCGCCGTGTACGTGCTGGAAACGTCAATCTCAATCCAGCTATCACCTGTAGACAGGATTAAATCAGGCGGCGCAAGCGCAACCGTTGGGGCAGGTGACGTTCCAGTGCCTTGTTCTGATACGACAAGGTAATAATTCGAGTTGCTGTCGCTGGCAGAGGGCAGTGCATTACCGACACTCAAACCAATTGCAGTACCTTCGCCGGTTACTGTTGCGACTTGGTTCGTGCTGGCATCGTACGTACCAGCTAAAACAATTGCACCGGCTGAAATACCAATTGATTGCCAGACGTTGCCGTCCCACATGAAGAAGTTCTTATCCAGTGGGTTGAAGAACATCTGGCCGACAAAATCGGCAACAGGTAAGGCTTCGCCAATTTGTGCGGTTGAGTAACTTGCAAGTTTGCTAGCTGTAATTGCGCTGTCTGCAATTCGATCTGTGGGTAAATCACCTGATGTAATTTTTGCTGCGTCTAAATCAGGAATATCAGTAGCAAGCAGTGCAGTGGCTGCACTTATATGGCCTTGTGCGTCGAAAGTGATGCCAGAAACAGTTGCACCCGTAACGCTATTAACGTGGTTAAGCGTTCCAGTAGTAACGGCCAAGCCAGTGCCAGGTTGAATTACACCTTGGGTTGTTGCTGTTGCGTCAGGTAAATCGGCGGGAACAATTGTTCGGTAGGTTGGAGCGGCATCAACGCCAGTCGTTGGACCCGCAAAAAATGAATTAGCAACTTGCGTGTCATATGTAATTGTCAGGTTTGCGGTATAAGCATCTGGGTAGTTAACTGCAACTGCAATTGGCGTTGTTTCAGAAATTGTGATCTCGTTAAGACCTGCTTTTTGAGTCCAGGTCGTACCGTTCCAGCAATAACTTTTTGCATCGCTGGTGTTAAACCAGCCTTGTCCAATAAAAGCACCCGTTCCAGATGGTGCAGCACTTGCAACAACTGAAGTTGATTGGTCGTCTAACTTGGCTCCAGTAACTGCATCATCATTAATTTTTGCGGTTGTTACAGAAGATGCTGAAAGATTCTCTTGAACGATTGAATCAACAGCAAGTGTTGTTTCAAACGAGCCAGTGCCGCTCCCAGTGATGTCACCGGTCAGAGTAATAGTTTGGTCGCCTGTATTAGTGCCAGACGAATCACCACTAAAACTTGAGCCGTCTACCCAAGTGCCAGTGCCAACCGCAACGTCACCAAGGCCAAGGGTGGCACGTTGAGTTGCGGCATCTGCATCATCAAGAAGCGCACGACCTGCGGCAGTACAGGCGATTTCTTCTACCGTTCCACCGCCAGCCGTGCTTCGGCCTAATAGAACATCAGTGGCTGTTGTGTCTTGAATTTTGTCATAAGTTACGCTGTCGCTGGCAAGTTCAGTAGTCCCAACAGCTGCTGCAGTAATTGCAGTAACAAACGATCCGGTGCCAGTTCCTGTTACCGGACCAGTTAACGTGATTATTTGATCACCTGTATTGGTATTGCTACTTGTACCTGAATGCGTACCGCTAAAAATGCCGCTTTGGGTCGCTAATGTTCCTAGCCCTAATGTTGTTCGCTGAGCCCCAATATCAGCACCAGCAATTAACGCACGCCCAACAGGAGTGCAGCTAATTTGTTCGATCGTGCCCGAACCACCTGATGCACGGCCCAGAATTACATCCGCAGATGTAGTGTCCTGCATCGTGTCATAAGTGACTGCATCTGCTGCAATATTGCTTGTCTGAACAATTCCTGAAGAAAGAGTAGTTGCAAAAGACCCAACGCCAGTGCCAGTAATGGCTCCCGTCAGCTCAATTGTTTGATCGCCGGTGTTAGTACCAGAACTTGTGCCCGAATGCGTCCCAGCAAATGTTCCGCTAAACGTTCCGTCTTGAGTTGCAATAGTCCCAAGGCCCAGAGTTACTCGTTGAGCTGCGGCATCGACATCATCGATGATGGCGCGGCCTGCGGCAGTACAAGCAATTTCTTCATAAATTCCTGCGCCAGCTGTTGACCGACCCAGAAAAATGTCCGTAGTGGTTGCATCCTGCAACTTTGCAAGTGTGATGGCGTCGTCTTGGACCTTGGCTGTTGCGACTGAATTATCGCCAAGCTCTGTTGAAGAAATACCGCCTGCAGCGATTAAATTTCCGGCAAGATCACCGGCAACTAAGCTAAGTTTGCCGACTGTGACTGAGCCGTTTGCAAGCTCCGCCGTTCCAACAGACCCGTCAGTGATTGTTGAAGCATCGACAGTACTTAAAACTGCTAGAGCGCCAAGGCCGAGTGTTGTCCTAGCAGTTGCTGCGTCCGCGTCATCAACAAGTGATCGGCCATATGCGCTCAAACCGTATGTTGCGTAAGTATCCGATGCAGTTAAATAAATACTTTGGTCGGCTGCAGTCGTAAGACCTGAAATACTTTGCAGGCCCGCGTCATAAGCTTGGACATCACTGCCAATCGCAACACCAAGGTTGGTGCGTGCAGCTGCATCGTTGCTTGCACCCGTACCACCGTCTGCAATCGCTAGATCGGTAATACCAGTGATTGCGCCACTGGTAATTGTTAAGTTTGTAAGGGTTGCACCGTCTGCATTAAGCAGAGCAATTGTGCCAAGGCCGAGTGTCGTGCGCTGAGCAGCGGCGTCGGTATCGTCAATTAATGCGCGGCCTGCAGCAGTGCAGATGATTTCTTCAATGCTGCCTTGGCCAGCAGTAACACGACCCAAGATTCGGTCGGTGTTTACGTTTTGGATCTTGGCATAAGTGATCGCATCGTCAGCAACTGAGGCAGTGCCTAGCTTTGTTGTACTGCTTTGATCAAGCTTGTCTAGGTCAATGCTGCTGACATCAATCAGGTCAAGACCAGCGTCAATCAGGTTCTTTGTCGTAACCTTCTTGGTTTCTGAGCCGCTAATGTCTGCAATGGGCAGAACGTCTATTGCTGCAACCCCTGCCTTGGACAGCTCGTTAAGCTGCGTAATTCTTTGGTCAGCCAAGGCTCAGCTCCTTATGCCAGGGGTACTTGCGCTTAGTTTAATCCGTAACCTCTTTCAACAGGAAATTCAGATCCTGCTCTTTACGGATCCGGTCGTCGTCTTCCTTGAGGATGTACTCTGCCGGACGACCAAAAATTAGGCGTAACTCACCTGTAGACACGAAATCAATTGTTGCATTGATAACACCGTCTGCTGGTACGGTTACTCCAACGTTTGTGATAACTGCAGTTAGCTTATAAAAAACGGTTTTTGTTTCAGGTGTGATTTCTGAATCGACAAGGTAGAAAAAAGCATCGAACGCACAACCAAGATCCAAGCGTTGTATCGTCTGCATCACACTCAAAGGTGCTTCATTCGTTCCAAGGCTTGTGTAGTCAAACGCGCAGTCCATGCGGCCAGTGCCACTAAGTAAACCTGCGTTGTATTGGTTGCGAAAATAATCGCTAAGGGTTGTTGTATCGATCGCTTCACGAGATGCATTTAGTTCATAACCGGTAACGTTGCCCAGCCTTGTCGAGCCGACATCGCGTAATTTTAAAGTAGCTTGGATCGGGTCGCCAGTAAAAGCTTGTAGTGCAATTTCTTGTGAACGATCGTTATTTACCGCTGCAACAAAACTTGGATATAAGCGCAGACCGCCTGCTTCGTTTACGTGGACAAAGCAAGTAAAAGTATCCTCAACTTGGTTGGCAGACCAGTTGGATGCAGGAATAAAAAGCAGACCACGAGAGTCGTCTGTGCGTAAATCAATCTTGTCACCAACAATAATGTTGTCTAACGCTCTTTCAAAACCAACGCGGTTAAGGGTTAGTGAAATATCGTCTGGGTCAATTGCAGCAGCTAACGTTCCAAGCTCTGCATCTGGGCCACGCTTGAAGTTGACTGAACCGTAGTTACCTAGGAAAAATGCCACTTATGCTGAACGCACAAACATTTCTGTAAAGTCGCCGTCAACCGTAAAGTTAATTGAAACTGTACTCAGTTCGCCTGTTGAGACAGACATAGATGCTGATGTAATATAACCGTTAAATTTAATATCGTCCGCGTTAGCGCCTGATGCGTTTAGCTCAAATGCAAGTCTTGCATTAGATGCTGACGCGCCAGTAGAGTCTGTATTCATTATTT